CGTTACAGTAGATGTGTCCATCCTCGTTGTGGGCGACTGCGACGAGGCCACGCATAGGTACCGGGATTGGTGTACTGGCTAGGAGTAGTAAATCTCCTAAGCACGGTGCTCCAGTCATCAGCATCTGCATAGCAATATACAGGTGCCGACCGCCACGTCCTCACCTCTCTCCTGTGAAGCCGGTTTGACCACCGGGTCTTCACAGGGTAGGGTTGGATGTGGGTACACGCGTCGGGTCTGACAAAACCTAACCCACCAGGATTCTCTTGCGAGAATACTGGTAGCGGTCCCATGGCTTTCACCATGAGCCGTTCGGCCCAGTCAGACAACCGCATGTAACCCGACTTATATGCTGCGTTAGACAACGCAACGTATGAGTGGGCTACCCCGATATCAACTGTACGCGAATGACGCCATACTGATCTTAGTTTGATCGGTGTGACATCGACGCCTTTGTAGGCGTCGCAACCGCAGGATTCTCGAAAGAACCCAGCAGTACAGCACTTGTCCTCATTGAACATAAGTCCATATGAGGGCAGTGTCTGTAGTAAGAACGGATAGTCTTCCCGTCTTACTATGAGGTCATCGCCGTAGACATAAACCCTTTTCCTCGCATCACTGCGATGATAATGGCCATGTACTACGAGTGCACTTACTGCAAGTGCGTAGAACACGAACGCCTCGACGGGGAAGCATAAACAGCTTCCCATCGGAGCGAACTTATTCAGGCGCACCTTTCGACCATCAGGGAGCATGGTACTAGTCGTCCTAGTGGCTAACAAGGCCTCTAAGAGATTAGGGCAATCAGCAAAGAGCTCTTTTACGAGCTCTAGCGACACCCGATCCGATGCTTCCTTCATGTCGAGTGTGACCCACTCTTGGTCAACGGACGACGACAAGGCTAAGTCACGATTGATTTGCTGATCTGTGAAATTCACAAATCCAGCAGTCAATTTGTGACGCTCGAGATGTGCCACCATGGCACGTCCGAGGCCTTGCTGTATCCATTGATACTCGAGTGGTTCACACGAGATTAACCGCGGGCCTCTCGAGTCCTTGGGGACGAGCACGACTTTCGCCGTGCCCTCCTCAAGGAGTTCGAGGGACTCGTAGCAGTGATACGTATCAGCAACCTGCATCATTCCGAATTGGAAGTACTCCGTGAAGGGGTATACCTTTTCGATTTGGGTGTAGATTCGCTTGAAGACGTGCTTTTGGCACGGCTTTTCGCCTGTTGATACAGCTCCCGGACCATGTCGCGGGACAATGTTCCAAGGATCGAAAGTGCCAAAAGTATCAGTGGTAAACCACCGAGCCTTTTTGGTAACTTCCGACTTGGGCATGGGCACCTCGGAGAGGTGCG